AAAATACACAAGCCATTAAAACTTCCTCGAAAAATATCTCTGCCGTTTGAGGTCTGGCAATATACTGTAAGAAAAATTCATTAGCAGGAGCTTCCTCCATACTAAATTTAGTTATTCCGTGTAGCGCTCCGTTAGAGCCACCGCCGCCTACAGTACCAGATATATCATAAGAGTCACATCCAAAAGCGCCTATATGTTCATTCCCAGGATAATTTAATCCGTTCTTTTTTATAACTCTATTCTGCAAGTTTTTAGAAGGAAACCATCCTATTAAAAATCTTCCCTTTTTTTCAGGACTAAAAATTACCTTAGTATCTTTAATTCCATTTTCCCAGTAAAAATGCCCTCTAGTTAAATGATGCTCCATTATAAGCGAATCGTTATAATCTATTTGCTGGTATATTTTTGTTAAATTAAATAAAGAAGACTTACTCTCATCTCTAAATGCATGAGATTCACTTCGAGGGAACTGACGGTAAAATTCATTAAGAGCATCAGCGTCATTCTTTAAAGAGTCCACCTCTGCTTCCCAGTAATCAATAGCTCCGTTAGTAATCCATTCAGAGTCAATTCCTTTTACTTTTTCTTTAGGAGCTCTAAGAACAGGGTGACCGTACACATCTATAAATCCTTCCATATTTAATTCCATAGGAACAAATAAAGAGTACATACCACTTTTAGTTTGACCGTTCGCATTACGAGATTTTAAATTAGAATCTTCATAAAGTTTTTTAAAATTACTACCCCCTTTATCTAAAGCATTTGATGTAGAGCCCATCATACACTTCCCTATAATTTTACTTCCCAACCTTAAACAGGTTTTAGTAACCCTCCAATTGTTTAATATATTGTTAGGCTTAATCCATTTACCAGATTCATCGTGTACTAATAAAAGTAATTTTTCTCCATCATAAGAGTTATCATCTGTGTTCTTCCAGTCAATAGTAGTGTCTAATCCTGTCAACTCCTCGTTAACAGCTTCATACATATTTTTTTTAGTAATCTTAGAGGCGGGGACTCTAAACGCTAATTCTGTTTTTGGCTTATCCATACCATCTTGAATAGGCTTAAAGAAAAAAGGAAGTCTATTGGATATAGGAACAACCTTATCTGTAAACATTTTTTTAGAATCAGACCCAGTTTTTGATAGAATGCCTACCCTTGCATCTTTTGCCAGTGTCCCTGTATTGACACATTCTGAAGAACCCATAAACGAAAATCCAGAACGTCTTATTTTTAAATAAACCATTCCAAAACTTCTTTTGTCAGCCTTACAAGCTTCCCAAAATATAAAAAATAATCTATTAGCTTCTCTAAAGTCGGGATAGCCTATATCAATTGTTGACCACTGTAAGTACATATAATGAGAGCCAGTGATATATGTAGGTTCACCATTATTCATAAACCAATATCCCTCGTCTCTATTATCAAACTCCGCCTCTATATAGTCTACCCATTTGGATTTAAAAGCAGAAGGCATTTCGTTCCATTGAAATATAGAGTGTATCTTAAAAAGGTCTTTTGATATTTCGGTGCGCTCCCAGTACTGCTCTTCTTTTTTGTTTGACCGAGCATTAGGGTTTTTAGGCGCAACAGGAAGTCCGATATAAAGACCAGAGATTTTTATTATATCTCCAATTTGACCGTTTTTTGAAATAACAACAAAGTCATATTTTTCATTATATCCGTAATTCCAAGTTTTAGCTCTATTCTTATTAGACAAAACTCCTTTAGGAACATAATCCTTTACAACCTTATATATACTATCTTGAGCGTCTTTCTGCAAATCCTTGTTTTGTTTCTATTTTAGAATCAGTATTGTTTAATAAATTTATACTCTCTTGTTCTTGCTCTATCTTATTGAGTATATCAAAAGCATCAAAAATAGCAAGCTTCTTTGTGGCAGCTGCATTTTTTAACCTATCCGCCGCAAGCTCATCCTCTGGAGAGTGTTTTATAATATCTTCCTTTGCAACTTTTATAAGCTCTTTAACAGCCTTTCTGCCTGCTTCAATTATTTGTTTCTTTAGTTCTTCTGAGCTCATTTTCTTTTGTTAGTTTTAAAGCATAATCTAAATGATGTTTTTCCCAATGCATCCTGTAGTCATATCCTCCAGGGAATGTTTCATCGCATTGACTGCATTTAATCATATTTCTCACAAAACCATGGTCACATGATGGTCAAACATTCTATAAAGTTTTTCTCCATCTACATTAAACTCATATTCTGTCTCTGGTCTAAAGGTAACTAAATCTCCTTCTTTGAGGCCTTTGCTTAATAGTTTTTTATTTATATACCTTATCTTACCCATAAGAGGTTCTTCAGCAAATGGCTTGTGTATATAAGTTTTAATAGCGGGTATAGGTTTTATAAAACAATATTTATTATGACATATCCACTTGTTTTTCTTTTTGTACATAAAAAACTGAGTATCGTCTATAAAAAATAAATCATCTTTAAAATAACTTTTTCCACTTTGTTGACGACCCCTCATGTCGTTATAAAATTTAAAAACATTGTGATGAACAAGTAATGTGTCTCCAGGCTCAATCTCTCCGGCATAACCTAAAGGAGTTGATACGACTATACCCTCACGGTTTGATGCTTGGTGATTCTCCTCGGAGGTACTTGTTATAAAATCTATGCCTCCTATTTCTTTAGAGTTGTTGTATCGTTTACCTTTTATGGGCTTTACAATAAAAAAAAATGGTGACCTCATGAACCACAACCTTCACAGTCTATGCTAGAATCTGTAGGTTTAACTCCGTTTAGTTTCATTTCAATGCTATGTATTTGGTCTTGTATCTCTAATTGCTCCATCCAGTCATTTGTATTTTTTTTCTTTTCTTGTAATATGTTGAATTTATCTAATAAATCTTCTGTGCTCATTTATTTTTAAAAGTTTATGTTATATTCTATAGAAATAGGCATCATTGTGTTAAATTCTTTCCACATAAATATCTCATTATCCTTTTCAATCCAGACGGTAAATCCTCCGGTATCTTTGTTTTGATTTATAAGATGAATTTTGTGTGAGCCTCCTAGTATGTCTTGACCCACTAAGTAGTGCATTGCACCTGACTTATAATCAGGTCCAATAGAAATTTTACGAATATTCATTATATTAGAATTAATTAATACAAATATAAGAAATATTTAACGTCCTTGTCCTCTGTAAGATTTTCTATAATTCTTAGAAGAAGACAGTGAAGAGGTTTTTGTCTTTGCGTGTATTCCAGGTCTTTTTATCTTTGCTGGCTTTGAGAATGTGGTAAGTTGTGATTTAGCCATTACTTAGTTTTTCCTTTAAGTTTTTCGTAAGTTCTTAATCCTCCTAATCCTAGCATACCCATTAGTACCGTAAACAAAGGTTCGGTATCTAGCTCAGGAAATTCTACTTCAGGAAGTATTGTTCTTATAATAGGGAATACTACAAAATGATATGCAAAAGCTAAACTGCATACCCAGCCTACACTCGGTCTCCAACCAGAAACAAACAGAGAGCGATGCTGTGCCTCTACTTCGTTTATCTTGGTCTGTAACTCCAGTATTTGATTAGGGTCAAGCTCCTTCCCTTTAATGGCTTCACGAAGCTCCATAGCGAGTCCGCCAATCTTGCTTTTGCCGTTGCCGTTACTTCCACCTAAAAAAGACATTAATATTTTTAACATTATATAACGCTATAAGAAGTTTTACCGTTTATTTTTTCAGCGCGCAAACATCTTGTTCTGTTCTCTTCTTGTGAAACATAACTTACATGTATCCACGCTGGATTTTTATTATCTCCAAACTCCCATATAAGCTGGTCGAAGTTTAGATTGTCTTTTATGTAGTTAAACATCTCAGCGTTTGTCTTATGTCCGAAGGTATCGTCTAGGTCAATTGCTCGTCCTTGACAGTGCTGACTGGAAGAGCTTCCACCAATAGCACGATTTAAATCTTCAGACCTGAACATGCTATTAATTTTTATAGGTCCGCCTACGTATTCTCTAAGAGGCTCAAAGACATGAGTAGCAATACCAACCATATTAGAGGTTTCGTAATCATTTGGGATATTACTTATATTTAAACGTAAAGCTGTGTTGGAGCGTATAGCTTCCTTATGGGTAATATGTTTACTTATTCTTTCCATACATTAAGTACCATTTGTGAATTGTGTAACCAATTGATACTAAAAGTAATAAAATTTTTAAAATTACATCTATATGCGTCATAGAAATTCCTAAGACTAAACTATTTATTCCCAATATTTTCATATCGTTAATTGACATTTTTGTTTGGTTTAACTATGTGGTATACCAC